TCACGGCGCTCGTCGCCGCCAAATATCCCCTCAGCGAGACGCGGCTGACGGCACTCGATCTGGACGAACTGGAGCGGCTCGCGGCCCTGACCGCAGATCCAGGCACCTCCTACGCCGGCCAGGGACTCCCCCATGTGCGACCGCAGGACGGCGGCGAGGAGAGCTGGCAGCCGTTGTCCATCCTCACGAAGAAGGAGGAGCGCCGTGGCCAATGAGCAGATCATGCGCTGGGGGCCCTGCACCCAGGCCCATGCCACCGCCCAGGCGGCCATCACGCCTGGCGACCTGATTGAAATCATCCCCACCGCCGGGGCCGACAACGGCAAAGTGCGTCCGCACAGCACGGCGGCGGCGCGGGCGGCGCCGCTCTTTGCCGACGGCAACTGGCAATTCGGCAAAGGCCAGGACGATGCCTACGCCGCCGGGGAGACGGTGCCGACCCTGGCGCCCAGCGCGGGGGCGCGCATCTATGCCAGATGTGCCTCGGGCACGGCGATCACCGTCGGCACGGCGCTTGAATCGGCTGGGGCAGGCCTGCTCCGCGCCGCCACCACCGGCGTCCCCGTCGCGGAAGCGATGGAGGCGGAACTCGCCACGGGCGACCCGACGCCAGGCCGGATACTCGTGCGCATCGTGGCGCAATAGAAAGGGCTCTGATGACCGTTGCTCTCGAAACCCAGGCCCTGCGCGGCGGGCCACCGGCGTCGATTCTCTCGCCCGCGGGCATTGCCCACTTGCGCGTGCAGGCCGCCCGGCAGCGCCAGGCGCAGCTCTATACGCATGCCACGCTGCTGCGCGAGCAGTGGCTCGAAATCGACAATCTCTGGCTGCGCGTGGCGGATCAGTACATGGGCGCCGTGCTCGATCTCACCAGCCGGGGACTGACGCAGACGATTCCCTCGCTCGGCGTGGCCGCCTCCCAGTATGCGGCCATCGGGCGCATGGAACCCGCGCTGACCGACATGCGCGCCTCGGCCGCGGGCAACAACCAGCGCTTGACGGTGACGCCGCATCTCATTCCGCTCCCGTTCGCGTTTGAGGATTATGAATTCGACATCACCGAACTCGAAGCCGTGCAGCGTTTAGGAGGCACGCTCGATACGGCCTACGCGGAAGAAGCCATGCGCAGCGTCTCGGAGACGTTCGAGTCGTGGCTGGTGAACGGGGCGTCCGCCTTTCAGGTCGATGGCAACACGATCTATGGCTACCGCACGCATCCGAACCGCGTCATCGGTGCAGGCACCTCGTGGGCGACCGCCGACAATATCTATCCGACCGTGCTCAAGATGTACACGGATATGCTCACGCTGCGGCGTCCAGGCCCGTACGGGCTCTATATGAACGTGCTGCAATTTGGCCAGATGCACGCCGAAGAAGGCGTCGACCGGGCCTGGAACGTGTACCGGCGCATTGTCGAGTCGTTTCCGCAGATCGTCTCGATCAAACCATCGTTCGCCGTGCCTGCGGGCGAACTCCTGCTCGTCGAGCTGCAACGGCGCACCGTTGATGTGGCGGTGAAAATGGACCCGGCCAACGTGCCGTGGGAAATCATGGGCGGGCTGGCGCAGCACGTGCGCGTCATCGGGTCCCTGGTGCCCCGCATCAAGGCGGATGGCGAGAACAAGGTGGGCCTTGTGCACTATACGGGCGTGGCCTAAAGAAAGGGTTGCTATGGCTGAGACCATTGGGCCGCATCGCTTGCTGTCTCCCATCTCGCGCGTCGAGCCCGACGCGGAAGGCAAGCCACAGACGAAGCAGTACCAGGCGGGCGACGTGATTACGCCCACGGAGGCCGAGCTGGCGGCGTTTGGCGACCGCCTGGAGCCGGCGCCCGACGCGGCCGCGCCGGCACCCGACGAACCGACGACGCGCTCGCGGCGCTAGGTCCTGCGGACGGCTGGATAGAGCGCGCCAGTTTGGCGCGAATGGTGGTTGCAGCAGGCATCTCGACCTCTGTGCGTTCGAAGGAGAGTGGAGCCAAAAATGCCGCAACGGGTGAGCGACGCGGACGTGAAGGCCATTTTCCCGACGGCCATGAACACGCAGCCGTTTATCACCACGGCGAGCGTGTACGTGGACACGTACCTGGCCGGTACCGGCACGCCGGAAGGCGTGCTGCGGGAAATTGAGCTGTACCTGGCGGCGCACTTCGCCTGCTGTGCCGACCCGCGTGCGACGGACATCGGCGACGGCGATACGCGCGTACGCCTGCAACGTGGGCAGGACGGCACGGGCTTGGCCTCGACGCAGTACGGGCAGGCGGCGCTGGCGCTCGACGGCACCGGGACGCTGCGAGCGCTGGGCACGCGCAAGCGGACGGTGATCACGCTCTATTGAGGAGTGCGAGATGTTGTCACAAGCCGTGATGGACCAGCTCGGTCGCCACGCGGTGCAGATGTACGGCGCGCTCATGGAGCCGCTCACGTATCGCCACCGCAGCGCGCCGAACGCCACACCGGTCGTGTATCCGAACGTGTGTGCGCGGCTCAAGCACTTTCGGGCAGGCGAGATCGACCTGGAGCAGATCCTGCGCAACGATCTGGAATGCCGCCTCCAGACGTGTCTCGTGACCTGGACGCCGACGCGCTATGACGACTTCGACCGGGAGGATGGCACGACCTGGCAGGTGCTGAACATCGCCTTGGGGAAGGGGCATCCGTGGTACAAGCTGCAAGTGAGGCAGGTAGGGTAGTGCTATGTGGGATGATCGCAACTTTGGCCGTGATGATGGTATCCGCTGCGAGTGTGGCGGCAAAACCTACCTCGTCGATGATCAGGGGCATGGACTGATCAGCTATCAGTGTGAGCGGTGTGAGGAGCCTGTACAGATCCAATACGACTGGGATGACGAGAGCGACGAGGACGAGGCGTGTTGGGAGATGCCTGACGACGATTGGAGACCCGCTCATGGCTGACAATCGTCCTCCGTTCCCGAATGTCCAGACAGACATCACGGATCTCCAGCGCCGCATGGACGAGCAGGCGAAACATTTCCATACCGTGCGGCAAGCCTTCCAGGCCAGGATCGAGACGCTCGAAGCCGAGCTGAAAGCGCTGAAGGCCCTCGTCGAGCGCCAGGCGCGTCACGAGACAGGAGCCCCACGTGGCTGAACCCTTCATCACGTACAAGCTGACCGTGCCGCCGATTCCCTTGCTCAACCCCGAGCAGAGCCGGGCCATTCTCTTTCGTGAGGCCAGCGCCGCCGTGCAGACGATCGTGGAGGATATCGCGAAAGAGGCGCGCAGCCGCACCCCCGTGGGCGTCAGCGGCCTGCTGCGGGCCTCGATTTACACCGATGTGACGACGGGCACGTCGCTCAGCGCCGCCATCCGGGGGACCGTGTTCACCGGAGCCCAGGTGCCCTACGCGCGGTACGTCGAAGAAGGCACGGCGCCGCACTGGGCGCCCATCGGGCCGCTGCTCCTGTGGGCGCGGCGGGTGCTGGGCGACGAACGGGCGGCCTACCGCGTGCAGCGGGCGTCGCCCGGCGGGGCACACGGGGGCGGCATATGTTTCGCGATGCCATGACCGCCGTGAGACCGCAGATGCAGGGGATACTCCAGCAGGCGATGGCGCGGGCGGCCAGGATGCTCCAGGGAGGGCGTTAGGGGCTGGTGCGCCGGAGCAGTTCAGCGGTCTGCGCGACGATGGCCTGTGACGTCGCCTGCATGGCGGCGAGGGCGGTCCGGGTTTCGTCATGGCGCCTGTCGAGACGGACAGAAAGTCGCCACCAGACGAAACAGAGGCCGCTGAGATAGACGAGCGCGGCGCCGACCGTCCAGGTATAGGTAATTTGCTGGTTCTGGGCAATCGTGTTGAGCGAGGCGAGTAGTTGCGGGTCCATACGACATCTCCTCTATGATGTGTGGCGGACCAGGCGTCAGAGTAGAGGCTCCGACCTTGCGAGGGTTAGCTAGACCCTACCCGGCCAGGAGCCAATGTAGCACGATGCTACAGAGAAAGTATACCTCGTATATTGTGACCTATGCTAGGAATGTCGCTATGCATCTACGCTGCTTTGTGGGTCTGGCATCCGTGCTCGATATCCTCGCCGAACCGCAGGATCTGCCACGCGTAGGGGAATCGTGCATCCTGCCCGTGCCGGACGGACCGCAGCGCTTTCGCGTCGAAGGCCTCCTGCGCACGTACAGCTTTGCCCGTGCGCTCGCAGGGATCGATAGGCTCGATCTCGAGACCGTGCATCTCATGCTGGTGCCGGAAGCAGGTGGAGAGCCGCATGCCGCTCAGTGACATTCTGACCGCCCTCCTGACGCCGCTTCAGGCCATCTCCGACATCGGCCACGTCTACCCCTACGACCGCATTGCCCTTGACCCGACGGCCCTGAACGGCACCGTGGGGCCGCTCAGCACGCTGCGCTTCTGGTGCCTATCGCGGGCGGCGACGCAGGAAGTCTGGCGCGGCAATGCCAGCGTCGAGCGTCTGCACCGGCTGCGGCTGCGAGGGTATCTGGCGCTGGACGACCCGCAGGCCTCAGAACGCATGTATCAGGACCTGCTTGATGAGGTCCTCACCACGCTGAGTGACGTCATCACCGTGCCAGGGAGTGCGGAGTACCTCACGGCGCCGCTTCTGGAGCGTCAGGAAGCCCGCATGCTGGCCGAGACGGTGCCCGTGCACTTCAGCGAGACGTTCGTGGTGGCGTCTGAGTATCTCAGTGTCACGCCTGTGGACGTGCCAGGTGGGACCATTGAGGACTACCGCGACCTGGCAGATTGGCTCACGGCGCAGCTCCTGACCATCCCCGCCATCGGCACCGTGCACCCCTATGAGCGGCTGACGGTGGAGCCGGATCTCGCGCCGGCGGTGTTCGGCAACCCACAGGCCATCCGGGCCTGGACGCTGACGCGGGAAAGCGTGCAGAACGACCGCAACCCTGGCCTGGAACACCGCGGGCAAGAGCGGCTGGTGCTGCGGGGCTATCTTAGCGTGGATGACAGCCAGGCGAGTGAGCTGGTGATGCAGGACCTGCTTGAACAGATCGCTGCGCTGCTGCGGCCGTCGCATACGGTGGGGACGTTTGACCGGGTGGGGCCGCTGCAGATCGAACAGGTGGCACACAGCATGGTCGGGCAGACGCACCTGTGTCATGTCGCGCAATGCGCGCTGCCGGTGGAGGCGTGGGCGCTGGCGTTGAGCGCATAATCACAAGGAGATTCACCTATGGCCGTACCGCCGAGCATCACCTCTATCGGTTACTTAACCCGTATCGGCGTGGGCGAGCAGGCGGCCATCGGCACGCCTATCCTCACCACGCAAGTGCTCCCGAGCGTCAGCGAGTCGCTCAACGACGTCTATGCCGAAATCCCTGACGAGTCGTTGCAGGGCAGCCCCATCGTCGATACTCCTGAGCAAGGAAACTTCAGTGCGACTGGTGACATGCTTGTCCCGATGCGCTATCTCAACGAGTTCGTGTTGCTGAAGCATTTCTTTGGGCAGTTTGCCACGGGGCGCTACGATCTCCTGCCATCGATTCAAGGCAAAGCCCTGACCGTCAGCATCGACAAGCAAGTGCAAGGCGTCTGGGACTATACCGATACGAAAGCGACCCAGATCGTCTGGACGAGTAACGCGGATGGCGTCAATCTCCAAACGTCCATGATTCCTGGCGCGCTGACGCTGAACTCGACGCTCAACACGCATGCCCACCTGGTCGGGCTGCTGCAAGATGCCAAGCGCGTGCTGCATCACCATCTGCGCTTGCTGGTCGGCACGCAGGATCACGCGCTGACGCATCCCGCCGACGATCTCTGCCTCAGTGAATTGACCCTTACTCTTAGTAGACCTATGGCAATAGACTACACGAACTGCGCCCAGACGCCCATGGAGCCGATTGAGAACGCCTTCTTGTCCTTTCGTCTGGCAATGACGTTCCCACGATTCCGCACGGAAGAGGAGCAAATCATCACCTGGCGCAAGAACTATACGCGCTTGCAGGCGAGCCTGGTCTATACACATCCGGTCACGGGCGACACCAAGACGATCATCATTCCGAACCTGGTCTTTGTGACAGCGACCGCGCCAACGGCGGGCCCTGGCCCGCGCGTGCTCACGACCGAAGCGGCGATCTCGCAGGGCAAGGACGTGACCACGAGCGCGCAAATCGCCATCACCGCTACGGGGAATGCGCTCGCGATCACCGGGGGCACGTTCCCCTTTGTGGCGGCCGGGGCGCAAGTCACGATCAGCGGCGCGGCCACCCCGGCCAATAATGGCACCTTCACGGCCGCCGCCTGGACGCCGCTGACGCTGACGCTGGCGACGCCGCCGGCGCTGACCGATGAGGCGGCGGGGGCGTCGATCACGGTGAGCGTCAGTAATCCACCGATTTACATGTTAGAGACGTGACGCATGGCTGCACCAGTCTCCAGTGGCACGGCGACCATTGCCGGCTTTGCCGTCGAGTCCGCCACCGACGGCTCGCAGTGGCCGGCGATCGCCGCCGCCCAGGTCACCGAGCGCTGGCCCATTGTCAGCGCCGATTTCGACCCTGGCATGAGCCAGGCGCCGGTGGTCACGCGTGCACAGACCCTGGGACCGACCGGCGTAGACGTGGTGAGCCAGGCCCCGAGCGTGCGGGTGGCGTTCAGGTGGCGGTACCAGGGACTCGATTCATTGCTCGCGTGTGCCCTCGGCTACATGCCGGCGGCGCTGCCGACGCCGCTCGGCACTACTGCGTACCGGCATCTGTACGAGGTGAGTGCGGACCTCGAGGCAACACCATGGCCCACGGCCGATGCCCAGCCGCCAACGACCCGACTGGTGCGAAGGGGAACGTTCGCAGCGTGGCGCCAGGTGTCCACATGGGAGGTGCTGTCCTGCATGGTGCAGTCCCTGGCGCTGGTCAGTGACGGCGAGCGGGTCACCGGTGCGGTCACGCTGGTCGGCGCCGGCCTGTCGCAGGTCTCGACCGTCAACACTGCTGCCGCCCTCCAGGCCCTCCCGGGCTGCGGCTGGCCGCTGCTGGGCGTGCGGCACGGGCGGTTGCGGCTGGGTCTCGCGAGCCCCACCACGCCGCTGTCGAGTGCCAACGACGTGTGCTACAGCACGTGCGCGGTGCGGCTGGACAACCAGCTTGCGGCGTCTTACGGCCCGCGGACTGGGCTGGCGCCGGAGCAGTACGGCCGGACCACACCGCCAGCCCTCACGTTGACGGTCGACACGCCGCGGTATCTGTCCGATGCCTGGCTGCAGACATGGCAGGCGCAGACGACCCTCATGGGCGAGCTGCGCTTCCTGGGGCCGCAGGTAGGCGGCAGTGGGCAGGCGTATCAGCTCACCTGGTACCTCCCGGCGCTGCGCCTGACGGACGTGCGGCCCTCGCCGGTGCAGGTGGGGCTCCCCAGCGTGCGGCACGTGCTCCAGGCGGAGGTGCCGGCGCAGCCGGCGGCCGGCATGCCGGCGACGGCGCAGCCGGGGCCGGTGGGGGTCGAGGTCGTCTCTGGCGCGCGCCATCATCCACTCCTTTAGGAGATTCTATGGCAGAAGACAGTTCCAATGGGCAAGCGGCACTCTCGCCTCCGGGGAAGCGGCCTGTCTTTCTCATCACCGACAAGGAACGACTGAGCTTTCTGGTGGATGATGCGCGGTTCTATTATCGACGCTTACCGCCATCAAAGCGGCACGAATTGCTGACCGTGCATGCAAGCCGGGGTGTCTTTGATCTGCAGGGCGTCGCAGGACTCCAGCTCGCCATCGCCACGTACTGTATTCGTGGCTGGGAAAACGTCCTGGATGCCACCATGCAACCCGTACCATTTCTGGAAGAGGTCATTCCGTATCTGCCCTGGGCAGTGATTCAGCGCATCGATGAGCTGGCGATGCAGGGATCCCCTGAGGAGCTGTTGGAGAGGTACACGGCTTTTTTGACAGCCGCTTCGCCCTCCTCTCTCCCACAACCGGCATGCCCATCACCTGCTGGACCTGTCGGGCACAACTAGGCGAGGAAGGCGAGGCGATTCCCTGCGACACCGGCGGCCTGGCGGCGTGCTACTTCTGGCGCACGCATGGGTACTCACCTGGCACGCCGGTACATGCAGATGACCTGCAGGCGTGGGAGATCTACTGGCAGGTGCAAAGAGTCGGCTGGGAGACAGTACGGACATTGCGCCAGCTCGACCAGCTTGACGCCTACGACGCGGACTGGCTGTTAGTACGGCTCGTGACGTTGCAGGATTACGTGCAGGCGCAGCAACGTGAGGCGCAAGAACAGCGCTAGGAGGGAGCACTTGTGCCACCAGTCGTTTTGGAAATACTGGTAGACGCAGACAAGGGCATCGTTGCACTGCGGCAATTCGATAAAGCCGTGAGTGATACCGCCAAGACGACGCAGCAGACCAGCCAGGCCCAACACCAGGCGGCGCAGAGCACCACCTCCTTCGGCGCCAGCCTGGCGGCGACGACGAAATCCGCCATCGGCCTGTCCCTGGGCTTCGCCGGCGTGGCCGGTATCGCCACGACGCTTGGGGCAGCGGCGACAGCGGCGACGGGGTTCGAGGCGGCGCTCAACAGCATCAACGCCCTGGGGACTGTCAGTGCGAGGCAACTGAGTACGCTGCGTGAGCAACTGCTGGCACTGCCGCCGGCGCTGGGTTCCTCGACCGAACTCGCCAAGGGGCTCTACGACATTCTGGGTGCCAACGTCCCCGCTGACAACGCCATCACTGTCCTGACCCGCTCCGCCGAACTGGCGAAAGGCGGCCTGGGCAACCTCGATACGGCCATTAACGCGGTCACCAAATCCGCCGCCGCGTTTGGTATCCCGCTGGAACAGGCGCAGTTTGTCACGGATGTCTTTACCCAGACGGTCATCCGTGGGCAAGGGCGCCTCGAGGAATTCGCGCAGGCCTTCCCGCAAGTCGCCGCCACCGCCGCCGCCACGGGGGCCTCGTTCATCGACACGAACGCCGCCATCGCCGTGCTCACCCAGACCTTCAAGAACGCCGATACGGCCGCCACTGGCCTGAATTCCTTTTTCCAGCAACTCATTCAGAACAGCGCCAAGTTTGCTGCTGAGGGGATTAACGTTAAGCAGGTCCTGGCTGAAGAAGGCTTAACGGGGCTCTTTCGGCGCTTGAACGAGGTTACAGGGGGGAGTGCCGAGCGGCTCAAGGAATTGATTAACGATTCCGAGGGCTTTCGGGCCGCCCTCACGCTGACGGGCAACCAATTCAACACGTTCAACGAGACGGTCGGCTCCTATGCCAACGTCACCGGCCTGGCGCAGCAAGCGGCCAGCAAGAACCTGGCAGATGCCGGGGCCGCCTGGAAGACGTTCATCAACACGCTCGACCGTCTGGTGCAGGAAGTCGCCCCACCGCTCCTGGAAGTATTTACCAACATCACGCGGGCAGCGAGCGTGCTTGCCGCTGATGTCACCAAGCTCTACCGCGCCTTTGCGCAGAGCGAGACGCTGCGCACGATGGTGGCGGATTTCGAGCAGTTCTTTCAGGTCATCGGGCAATCCGCTGCCTTCCAGACGCTGAACGCGAACCTTCTGACGACCACCGGCAACACCACGGACACGTACAACGCCTTTGTCATCCTCGACGAACTCCTGAAGGGCAATGTTCGGCCCAGTATCGACTTTGTGACGGCCGGCTGGGACCTGCTCAACGCCGCCTTTGACTACACGGCGGCTGGCGTCATCAAGCTCGGGCAGTATCTCATTGACGGACTGGTCACGCCGCTGGCGCAGGTCTTCACGGCCCTCGACCAGGCAGCAACCGCGCTCGGTATTTCTGATGGGCGCTTCAGCCAGCTTGCGGCCACGAGTCAGCAACTCAGTGCTGACCTGGCTCTGGCAAGCGCCACGTTCCAGGGCATGGCCGATGAGTTTGTGCTGGGCACGAACCGCATAGGCATGGCCCAGGACGGCGCCAGCAAGGCGGTGGCGACGACGACAGCGGCGGTCAACGCGCAGAGCACGGCGCTGCCCCAGCAAGGCACCGCAGCGGCCGCAGCGGCCGCTGGGACTGCCCAACTCACGGAAGCGCAGCAAAAGCTGAAGACAACACTGGATGATGCCAATGATGCCGCAAGCACCTTGCAAGGCACGCTCGACAAATTGAAACCGGGGGATGCATTCAAGGCTATCTCGGCAGATGAGCTGACGCACACACTCGGGACCGTGACCGCGAAACTCATCGAGATGGAAAAGGCTGGCACGTTCACGGCGCGGGAAATTTCCCGCGCGTATGACGAGGCTGCGGCAGTGCTACGTGAGCGTTTTGGCGTCTTGCCTGATGCCTTTCAACGCGCGTTCGATGCCATGCGCGCCAGAGCGAGTACGACAGCGGATGGCATTGCGCTGGCGTTTGAACGTATGGGTCTGCAAACCCGTGATGCCTTGCAGCGGACGGCCACCGATGCCCTGGCAGACTTTCAGGCCATCGAAAAAGCCGGGACCGCCTCACCGCGCGCCCTGCTGGACGCCTGGCTTGACGTCGTTGACCAGATCGACAAGGGCGCGTTCAAGATCCTGCCCGAGGGGTTCCAGGCCTCAAGCACGCGCATGCAGGAGATTGCCAGGAAACTCGGCGTCGAGTTACCCCAACCCATCGTGAACGCCTTTGGCGAGATAGCCGTTGCCGGGCAAAGCGCTGCCGAGGCAATCGACACCTCCTGGCTGCAAACCCGTGGCGCCCTGGAGCGGGCGAGCCAGGCGACCACGGACCTTGGCCGGCGCACGGACGAGGCCGCGAAGAGTACGAAAGCCTTGACGGAGGAGGAGAAACGGCTGGGCTTTACCCTGGACGAGAATGGCGAAAAGATCAAGAAGGTGGTGTCAGAATGGGACAAGCTCATGAGCCTGAAGATCCTTCCCATCGAGATTCCCTTCGCCACGGAACTTGCCGGGCTCCAGGAGCAGCTCGCCAAAGCCTATAAGGATCTCAACCTCCTAGGCTACGGTGCCACCGGGCTCGGGGTGGACAGCATTCGGCGTGAGCAGGGCGAACTCCAGAAGCTCATCACAGAGCTGGAAAAACGCATTGCCGACCTCAAGCAGCAGACGGCGGCGTCCACCCCCGGCACCCCCGGCACCCCCACCCCCGGCACCGGCACCGGCACCCCCGCCACCGGCACCGGCACGGGCGCCACCGGCGGCGGGACCACGGCGGCGCCGCTGGCGTCCAGCGCCCCCACCGCCGGCAGTGGCGGTCTCGGGGTCTTCAGTCCCACCTCCCCGACGCTGACGCAGCGTCCTGGCGCGCCGGGCATGGGCCCGGGCGGCGGGGGCGGCCTCAGCCCGACCTCGCCCGGGGCGCTGCAACGTCCGGGCGCCCCGCTGGCGCCGACCGGGCCGCTCGTGGGCGGTGGCTCCGGCTCCCTGGTGGTCGGCGGCGGCAGCGGCGGGGGGCAACCGCCCGGCTTTCCCGTCATCGGTGGCACGGTGCCGACGCTGGCGCCGACGCAGCGCACCATCGTGTATAACCTGACGGTCCACACGCAGGCGCAGGACGCCGCCACGCTGGCGCGGGACCTGGTGCCCTACTTGCGCCAGGCGGATCTGTCACAGCGACCATTGGGAGGCTAGGACGTGTATCCGCAATTCGTGAAAGCCGGCGTACCGACCGTCACGCTGACGAGAGGCCAGAGCTGGCCGGCGCAGACGAGTATCGAGACCGGGCAGGTCGTCGCGCTGAGCGATGGCACGGCGGCCCTGGCGCTGAAATTCGCCGCGGCGCGCGCGCGCTACACCGTGCAGCTCACGGGCCTGTCGCAGAGCGCTTTCGATGCCCTGTGGGCCTTCCTGTGGCATCCCCGTATCGACGGCGGACAGCAGCCGTTTACGTGGGTGGATGAGCTGGGCGTCAGCCGGGAGGTGCGCTGGCTGCTTGACAGCGCGTTTACCTGGCAGGAGACGTCTGCTGGCCGCCTCGATGTGACCCTTATCTTGCGCGAGGAGAGCTAACGCATGCGGGACGTCTCGGCAGCCTGGGCGCCGCTGGTGGCAGCCTTTCGCCAGGGCGTGGGTGTCGAAGACTACCTGGCGGTGCTGATTCCACGCCGCAACCTGGCGCTCACGGCGCGTCCCTGGCCCGAGGGCTGGCTGCCGTCCGGCATCGTCGTCTATCCCTTCCTAGCGCCCACGGGGACAGGCCTCGGCGCCATCAGCATTGAACTGGCTGATGACCGCTCGTCGCGTCTGGGGAACGTCGCCTGTCAGGTGCGCGTGCTGGCCGGACAGGTCGGGACGGTGCTGGACCAGGTGCAGCAGCAACTGTTAACGATTGCGCAGCAAGAGGCGGTGGTCTGGGGCGGCTTCCTGGGCGGCGCGCTCCGTGACCAGAGCGAGATCCTGACGCTCTTTCGTGGGCGGGTGGCCCAGCCGCGCCTGGCGCGGGGCGTGCTCACGTTTACCATTGTGGACGGTGCCAGTGAAGACCACCGCGACATCGAGATCCCAGTCGGCGCCAGCGTCTTCCCTGGCAGCCCGCTGGCGGCACGCGGCATCGCCGTGCCGCTGATTATTGGGACAGCCCTGGGGCTTGAACCGCTCCTGGTCGCAGGCATCTCCAATGGCACGTTGGCGACCGCGCTGCCGGCGGCGGATGTCGAGACCATCGACCTCGCGGAAATTAACGCCGGGTTTGGTGCTGGGGGGTCAGTCCTCGTGGGCGGCACCGAAGAGATTTTCTATGACGGGCAGCGTGTCGGGCTCCTGCTCGATGGCAGTACCGCCCTCCAGCTCCTGCGCCCGCTGCGCCACGCGCCGGCGGTCCACGCGGCTGCGACCGTGGTCCAGACGGCGCCGCCGATTCAGTACCGCTACCTCGTGGGTATCGGGCTGCCGGGCCTCCAACTCCTGGCGGTGCGGGACAAGGACGGGCCGATTGCCAATTATCAGTTCGACACGAACCTGCCTACTCTGCCACCCGGGACAGCGGTCCTCAACCTCGCAGAGGTGCACGAGGGCGTCAGCGTCGACGTGCAGGCCATCCCTGACCCGCCCCCGCCGCCGCTGATCAACGGCGGCTTCGAGACGGGAGCGCTGTCGCCCTGGGTGGCGCTGCCGGGCTCGACCGTGGCCGTCACCCCACAAGCGGCGCAGACCGGCAACTATAAGCTGCAAGTGCAAGACGTGGGACCAACGGTCGTCGGGGCCTACCAGCAGGTTGCCGTGGTCGTGGGAAAGCGCTACACGCTGCTCCTCAACTGGCGCACGCCGCTTCTCCAGCAAGACAATACGGTGGACAACGGGGATTTTACGGCACCGACGCTGGGGAACTGGCAGATCAGTACGTTTACGTCGGTGCCAGGGCAGTCTGTGACGTCGGACTACCGACCAGGGAGTGGCACGGACACGGGGCAGGTCGCGTTCACCATCCCGAGCGCCTCGGTGGTCCTCCCACCGCAGAATCCCCTGGGACCACCAGAGTTCATCCGCGTCGCGACTGATTATGCCTCGTACCGCATCGAGATGCGCCAGGACGCGCCGACGCCGCTTACTCTGACGCCGGGGGTGCTGACGACGTTCGATGTCCGTGTGCGCGCGTTTCTCCTCACGTCCATCCCAGGGATGCACTACGCGCTGGCGGGTGGCGGAGGCCCCTCGGGGGTCTCGGGCAGCCTGGGCGTCTCGGTGCCAGTCCTTCCACCGCTCTCCGAGGTGCAGGTGCGCGTGGGCCTGGCCTCGCTGGCGACGCCGGATGAGGAGTTTGTCTGGAATCTCCAGCCCGATCAAGCGGCGACCACCCAGGGCACCGTGGCCGAATTTCGTCTCCAGGATATCAACCGCGCCTTCACACCGACCGACACCACCTATCGCCTGGTCATCACCATTCAAGGCCGCTACATCGGGAAGATTCAGCCCATCGAAGTGCTCAGTGCCGTGGTGGCTGCGACACCAGCGGCCCCGGAAGACCCTCCGGAGGACGTGGTACTCCAGGGCACCGGCCTGCTTCAGCTCGGCACACCGACCAACCCGGCGCGCTATACGACGCGGGAGCTGACCGGTCCCTCCACCTGGCAACAACTCGTGGTGCCGTTCGTGGCGGTGGAGACGACCGTGCGTATCTCCTTGCTTGGCCAGGCCGCGCAGGGACCGGCGACCGTGGAGTATGACGGTCTGCGTTTTCTGCCTCCAGGCCGCAACCCGGTGCTCGTCATGGCGCAGGTCTTTGCGCAATTTCTGCCGCATCTGACCCTCAACCAGACGAGCGTGCAGACGGCCGCCAACCGGCGCAACGAATGGCTCTTTAATGGCTTTATACCCGATCCTGGCAATACCAGGGACCTCCTCGTCAAGATGTCCCAGGAATGCTGGTGTACGGTGTATAAAGACGTGACAGGCGTCTACCAGATCACCGCCGATGATCCCGACCTGCTGCCGGTCCTCTGGCTCGACAGCGCGCAGGACGTGTACCGGGATTCACTCGACATCCAGTCATTGCCGATGGCGCAGGTGTCTACCGATTTTTACCTGTGGTACCAGCGCGTGAGCACGCAGGTGACGACGACCAAAGCCGGGCAATACGCGGCGGTCCTGTTTGTCACGCCAGACCAGTCAACCAGTCAGTACCCCGAACTCCAAACAATCTGCTCGCAAGCGCAGGCCAGCGTCAACACGCGCCAGCGCTTTGATTTCTTTGCCGACTTCATCGCGGACCCGGCGACGGCAGACTTGCTCCTGTCACGCCTGGTGCGGCAGCGCGGGGTGATACGCCAGGATGTCAGCCTCCAGGCGGCGTTGCCGGCCGTGCCGCTCTCGCTGACGGATCATGTCGCCGTACGGGCGCCGCTGTTTGGGCAGCGGCCGTTTGTTGGCGAAGTGCGCCGGGCCGCCTTCAGCGTCTCGCCCGCGGCGCCTGGCCTGGCGGTGGCGCTGACGCTGCGCTCCTCTGGGACGCTGCGGGGCGTATGGGAAACCTGGGACTATGCCATCAGCACCGGAGCCGTACGGGTGAACGAGGGATGGGAGCCGGGCTGGGTAGCGCCGTTTGAATACGTGCCTCCGGTACCGCCAGAGCCGTACTGGGTGGCACCCTTCGAGGCATAAACGTGGCATTCTTTCAGTGGGAATTTCTGAAGGCTTTTTCGGCACAGCAAGCCTACGTCGACCTCACCGCACCTGTGGTCGGCAACGGTTCGCTGCGCCTGGTTGGCGCTGCCGCCGGCACGGGAGCCGTGCAGGGCCGCTGGGCGCAGGCGTCGAATCGAGGCTTCAGGCAAGGGCGCGTCACGACGCTGGTGCAGCCGTTGGCTGGCGTCGCCGTGCAGGATATGTACGGCGTGTACGGGGCGACGTCCCAGAGTAACCTGACGGGCACCACGGGGACGTGTTATGCGGCACTGCTGGTCGTCGGAGGCATCCCCACGGCCTGGAGCGTGAACCTCGTCAAAGTGACGGCAGGGTTTGGCTCTGCACTGACGGTGCTCCAGACGCATGTGATCCCGATGGCCTTTGGCCAACCCTTCGGGATCCAGCTCCAGTGGCTCTCGGACCCGCAGATCGGCACGGCGCTGCGGCTGGCGTTTGGCACGGCGCTCGATTTGAGCGACCTGGTGGAGCAGCCGGTGGTGCAGGAGCCGAGCGTGTTTCTGAGCGCCTCGCAGGGCGAGGGACCACTCGCCTCTCTCACCGCGAACGGCGATGTGCGCTTCGATCAAACCAGTACGGAAGAAATCTAAGGAGGCGGGAAGGTGGCCCAGGAGACGCTGCTGTTTACGGACTTCGACGTTGTGATGAGCAGTGTGCAAATCAACGCCATCCTCAACACGACTGCGTTGGCGCTGGTCGACGACGCGTCTTTGCAGATTTACCGCGTCAGTGGCGGGAGTGTGTCCACCCTCACCATGGCCCCCAAAGCTGGCAAGCGTCAGGCGACGACCATCGGCCAGTTGCGCGTGCTGCTCAAGCACACCGTTGGCGGCTCGACGAGTCAACAATTTGGCCTGGTCTGCATGCAATCGCAGCGCAATATACAGACGACGGGCAGTGCGTACCTGCTCAGGGTGCGTGGCGAGAATCTGGACCTGTGCAAATTGAACGGCACGGGGCTCATCGGCAGCCCTCCAAGTCAGCTCGCGACCGCTGCTGGCGTGGTGCCATTCAATACGACCCATGCCATACAACTCCAGTGGACGCTCGATCTGGCGCAGTTGGGCGGCGTGCAACTGCGCGCCTGGCGTGGCAGCGCGCTCGACTATAGCAACCTGATCGAAGTCGCGGCCTATACAGATCTGGTGTCGCCGCTCACGACGACGGTCACCGAAGGGGTCTTCGCCATCGAGGGCTTTGGCGGCGCGTTTACCGTGCTGATGGACATGCTCAGCCTGGAGGGTATTTAACATGGCACCGCTCACCATCCAACGCCCGACCCTGCCCAACCCGCTCACGCTCGCCCGCGGCGGCACCGGCGCCACCACGGCGGCGGCGGCGCGTTCGGCGCTGGGGCTGGTGCCTGGCACCGACGTGCAGGCGCAGGACGTCGAGTTGCAGGCCCTCGCCGGCCTCACCTCTGCCGCCGACCGCCTGCCGTACTTCACGGGCGCCGGCACGGCGGCGCTGGCGACGTTCACGGCGGCCGGGCGCACGCTGGTGGCCGGCGCCGACGCGGCGGCGCAGCGCACGGCGCTGGGGCTGGGGACGCTGGCGGTGCTCAATACGCCGCTGGCGGTGTCGGTGGGCGGTACCGGGGCGACAGACGCCGCCACCGCCCGCAGCAACCTGGGGCTGGGGACGCTGGCGACGCAGAACGCGGGCGCGGTGGCGATTACGGGGGGGAATGTCACGGGGCTGAGTGCCATTAGCGTGACTGGTACCGCGAATTTTAGTGCGGGGGTCAATGCGCAGAATTACGCCGGGAGCAGCGTCTACGGTTTTGTCTCGTATATTGCGGCAGCAGGCGGGGCGGAGCGCTGGTCCTTCTATTGTACCAGTGACGCGCCGAGTCATTTTGGCGGGGTAGTGGACACTCCTTCGCAAGTACGTATTGGCAGCGGCACTCCCATTACGTTCAATAACAAGCAGGTGCTCTGGTATGCGAAGCAGACGCAGGATTGCATAGTGATTATGCCAAACGATAATGATACTGGACTAGGGAGTGCGGTCTTGTTCCGCAACAGTGGAACTGCGGTGGTCGGCTCGATTACCACCACCGCCTCCGCCACCGCCTACAACACCTCCTCCGATGTCCGTCTCAAATACGCCATGGCGCCCCTCGCCGGCGCCCTCGACGTCCTCCGTGCGCTGCGTCCCGTCAGCCACCGGTGGCAGGCGGATGGCTCGCCTGGCGTCGGCTTCCTGGCGCACGAGCTGCAGCAGGTGATTCCTGACGCCGTGACGGGCGAGCCGGATGCCATCAACGACGATGGCTCCATCCGTCCGCAACAAGTCGATCATAGCAAACTCGTGGTGTGGCTCACGGCTGGTCTGCAAGAGTTGCTCGCGCAGGTCGAAACGCTCAGGACCCGTGTCACTGCGCTGGAAGGAGGCGCACTATGAGCGTTGACCCGTACCCCGGCCTCGCCGCCGCGCAACCCTTCGACGCCACCCTGCAGGCCCTCGCGGCCTTAGCCACGAGTGCCGACACGGCGCCGTATTTTACCGGCGTCGACGCAGCGGCGCTGATGACGATTACGCCGTTTGCGCGGACGTTACTGGACGACGTCGACCAGGCGACGGCGCGCACGACGCTGGGGCTGGGGACGCTGGCGACGCAGAACGCGAACGCGGTGGCGGTGACGGGGGGGAGCGTGACGGGGCTGAGTGCGCTGGAGGTGCCTGAGCGCAGTGGCAGCAATCAATATGGCCTGCTGCTGCGACTCGTGGCGACTGGAGGAACGCAGCGTTGGAATCTCTTTGCGGATGGCCTGGCGCCGAACTATCTCGCGGGACAGGTGGGGGTCGGCACGACGAACCTCCTCGCCCAGCTCACCGTTGGCAATAGCGCCTATATTCAAACGGGTCTCGGCATACGCATCGCGCCCATGGCGAATGTCAGTGCCTATGTCGGCTATTCGAAAGCGACGAGTAATGCGGGGATTCTCCTGGTGACGCAGGATAATGATACCGGATCGGGCGCGGCCATTCAGTTTTCCAATCTGGCCCAGGCGATCGTGGGGACGATTGTGACGACGGCAAGCGCGACCACCTTTAACACGAGTTCTGACGCACGGCTCAAGCACGCGATTGAGACGCTCACGGACGCGCTGGAGAACGTCCGGGCGTTGCGGCCTGTGACCTTCCGGTGGAATGTCGACGACAGCCCGGATGAAGGCTTCCTCGCCCACGAACTGCAACAGGTCTTGCCGCATGCCGTGACCGGCGAGTCCGATGCCGTGAACGACGATGGCACGATCCGCCCGCAACAGGTGGATCATAGCAAACTGGTGGTGTGGCTCGTCGGCGCTGTGCAAGCCCTGCTGGCACGTGTCGAGGCCTTAGAAGCAGCACCAACATAGAAAGGAACGTCCTATGCCTATGAGTACTCTGGAACGCGATACCTTGGCGAAATCATTTGCGGTCTGCAAACAACTCTTGCTCGACGTTCAGCCGAAGCTCGCCGGCCTGGCGCAGATTTACGACAGCGCCGGCGGCGTCAAGACCACGCTGACGCAGGAGGAACTGGATGAAGTGGCGGAGCTGTCCGGCCTCACGAAAACGCAGGTGGATGACGGCCTGTATGTGCTCACGACCCTGCTGCTGCCGGCCATCCAGCAGGGCTATCCGGCGCTCGCACAGCTCGCGGCGAGATTCCTATGACCCGCCCAGGCGCCCTCGCCGCGTGCGTGGCGGCGGCGTGCGGCGGCGGCGTGACGCCGGCGGCGCTGGAGACCCGCCTGCAGGCGCTGCGCCAGGAGCTGTACGCCGGGCAGCAGGCCCTGGCGCTCCTGGAGCAACGCCGCGCGTCTCTCACCGAGACCCTGCTGCGCATCAGCGGCGCCGTGCAGGTCTTAGAAGAACTGCTCGCCAGTCCGCAAGAGGAGGACGTATGCCAGACCCCATCCGCGGCGTCGCCTACGACTTTACCCTGACCCTGATCGACGCTGCCACCGGCGCCCTGCGCGCCAATCCGACGCTGGCAGCCGGCGACTTTCAGGTGAGCCAGGACCACGGCGCTCTGGTGAACCTCGCCACCCTGCCGACCGTGGCACCGGCCGGCTCCGCCCTGGTGCGCGTGCAGCTCAGCGCCACGGAAATGACCGTGACGCAGCAGGTGGACGTCGTGGCGCATGATCCGGACGGGCAGTGGGATGACGTCACGGTGCAGATCCAGCCGACGCGGACACTGGGCACCGACTTCAAGACGCTGCTCTCTGCGGATGCGCAGACCGGCGTGGTGCTGCCGCGCGTCACCCTCGCCGACACCATCACGGCGTACACCGGCGACACCCCTCAGAGCGGTGACGCCTACGCCCGGCTCGGGACCCCCGCCGGCGCCAGCGTCAGCGCCGACGTCGCCGCCGTGCATGCGGACACGGGGACACTCACGACGCGGCTGACAGCGGCCAGGGCGGCCTATCTCGACACCCTGAACGTGGGCGGTCCCGTCGCGAGCCGGGCCGACGTCGAGGCGCTGAACCAGTCCGCCAGTCGCCGCCTGGTCCTCACGACCGTGCAGCAGTTCGAGCGGCCCGAGACCGGGAGCGTGCTGTATACCGTCGAGCTGCGCACCTATGACGGTGATGGGGCAGCGGTCAACGCCGACACACCGCCGACACTGACGGCGACCGGCTCACTCAGCGGGGATCTCTCCCTCGCACTCTTCCCGGTGGCGCAGCCGGCGCTGGGGGTCTCCCGCTGGATGTACACCGTATCGAGTGTGGCCACCCTGGAGCAGATACGCTTCGACGTCAGCGCGCTGCTGGGCGGGAGCACGTTTACTCTGTCGGCCTACGCCCAGGTCCTCGACGTCGTCTCTGCCACCTGGAGCACCACCGATGCGGCGCATCTGACGGCGGTCTTTAACAAGCTGCCCAGTAAAAACTATCTCGTCGGTACCGCCAATCCGGACGGCGACGTGCAACTCGACGAGGCTACCGGCGCCGTGGCGCGCGTGACGCTCACCGACACGGTGACCACCTACACGGGCAATACCCCGCAGACCGGGGATGCCTTTGTCAGGCTCGGGGCGCCAGCAGGCGCGAGCGTCTCTGCGGATGTCGCCGGCGTGAAGACCGATACGAATGCCCTTCTTGCACGCCTGACGGCTCTCAGAGCTGGCTTTCTCGACAACCTGGGCATTGGTGACCTGGTGGCGTCGCAATCGACTGTGGACCAGGTAAAGGCCAAAACCGATGCCTTGCCGCCTGACCCAGCAGATGCCTCAGTGCTTGCCGCGTCGTTCAGTGCCCTCAGTGCGGAGCTGGCGACGATTGCCGGGTATATCGACACAGAGGTGGCAGCGATCAAAGCCAAGACGGATAATCTGCCGCCGCAACCGGCCGCCGTCGGCTCGCCGATGACGCTGGCGGCAAACGCGGTGACGGCGGTGGCGCTGGCGGCGGCGGCGTGCGAGAAGATGGCCGACATCTTGGCGCGGCGCCACACCAGCGCCATCGAGGCGAGTCCCGACGGCGAGGCCTTAGCCATCAACTCACTCTATGGGCTCATGGCGATTGGCAGCGGACATCGCAGAGATACCACCTCGCATCAGGGCTCTCTCACGGTCTACCGGGTGAATGGCACCACGGAATTAGCCCAGATTCCTTTAGTCATGGATGACGCGGCTGAGCCCATCGTGTCAGCAGGGGGGTAACATGCCCGCTGGCGATCTGCGCAGCCAGGTCCTCGGCCTGGGGATCGGCGTCTTTCGCCTGGGCCGGGGCACCTACGCGTCGGTGCCGCGTCGCATCGCCATTTGCGGCATGATCGACGTCGTGCCCGTGATTGGCTGTGCCGCCGTGGAGGTCACGCCAGCGGTGACGGGCGTGGTGGTATGCGGTCCACGTATCGGTGTCGGACAGGTCACGACGACGTGTCCGGCTCAGGAGGTCTGCGGATGTCCGGTTTACTCTTCTTAGATAACGATAGCCTTCTCCGCGCGCGGCAGCTCTCGACCATTGATCAGACCGGCGCCGTCGTCTATCTCACCTCGGCAGCCACCGTGCAGTACACGCTCACCGATAGCGCCGGCGTGGCGCTGGGTGGGGAGACCTGGCCGCAAGCACTGGCCTATGTGCCTGGCTCGCAGGGGTTCTTCCAGGGCGTCATCCGCGACACGGTCGTGCTGCCGCCGGCCGGCAGTACGGTGCTCGCGACGCTGACGGTGGACAACGGGGCGGATCAGCGCGGGACCCTCACCGGCCGGCTGACCGTGCAGGAACGCACCTGGTGAAGGAGTCCCCCATGCTGACGGTCCAGATCCTCCTCGCGGTCGCAGCATGTGTCGTGACGATCGTCCACGCCATGGGCAAGTGCATGCTCTGGCCGGCTGTATGGCTCCTGGCAATCATTGCATTCCTGCGCGCTGTCCCGCTCGGCCGCTGACTGATGGTGTCCGTGGTGGTCAGCCTCGCCCTGCTCCTGGCCCTGCCGGTCTGGGCCCAGGAGCCGGCGGCGATTGGCCTGGTGAAGTCCACGTCGGGCGTCGTGACGCTCCTGCGGTCGCAGACGTCCCAGCCGGCCACTCCTGGGATGGTGCTGCACGAGGGGGATAGTCTCATGACCGGCGACAAGGCGAGTAGTGTCGCGGTCACACTGGTCGATGACACCCGCCTGGCGCTTGGTCCCAGGAGTCGGCTGGTGCTGCGCCATTTTTCGTGGGATGCCACGAGGCAGACAGGCCAGATGCGCGCTGAGTTGCCGGCGGGCACGCTCGCCGTGCAGTCAGGGCTGCTCGGGAAGCGCGAGCGTGGCAACAGCCTGGCCGTGACGACACCGAAAGCGACGGTGCGGGTGAGCGATGCGCAGGTGGGGATTCGCGCCGGAAAGGAGTGAGATGCGTCTGTCTGCCCTGGTGAGTCTGTGTCTCCTCCTCGCAGCGTGCGCCACTCCGGACCTCGTCACGCTGGTGCGCAGCCTGTCCGACACGCCGGCCGAGGTGACGGTCGAGAGCGCCAGCGAGACGCGCACCCTCCGCGAGCCGCTGCAGACCGCTGATCTGCGCGGCACGGGGGTGCAGCTCCGCAGCAGTACGCCGGCGGAGGTGCAGGCGGTCTTTGGGACGGTGCTCGAGGCGACGCCGGCGGCGTCACGCACCTATACCATTCTCTTTGCGACGGGCGCACAGGCCCTCCCGCTCGAGGCCGATAGTACGGTGACGGCGTTGCTGGAGGACGTCAAGGCGCACCAGATAGTCGAGGTGCAGATTACCGGCCATACGGATCGCAAGGGCTCACTGGAAGCCAATGACCGTCTCTCGAAAGAACGGGCCGTCGCGGTACGGGAGGCGCTGCTGCTCCGGGGGCTGCGGGCCTCGCTCATTCGGGTCGTTGGGCGGGGGGAGCGGTCGCCGTTGGTGCCCACGGCGGACGAGGTGGCGGAACCGCGCAACCGACGCGTGGAGATCGTGGTGAGGTGAAGGAGGCAGGGTGGCAGAGCCTTCAAAATGGTACCACTGGGCACTCCTCTACCCTGGCCTCATCCTGTCTTTGGGTGGCTCCGTCCCGACCGTCTGGAATGAAATCAAAGCCTGGCGCTTGGGCGTGCAGTCGCAGCAGGTGCAGCAGGTGCAGGAACAACAGCGGCTCTGGGAAAAGAACCTGCCGTGTCTGCGGCTCAAGCCCGTCTACGCGGTCACGCTCGCAGACGGCGTCGAGGTTGGCGTGACGCTGTGCGAGTCAGGCGATGCGCTGCTGAAATACCAGCGCGCCAAAGACGTGGTGAGCTTCACGTGGATACGCTATCCGGAGCATGGTCGCGCCTCCGAATCGCAGCACTCCGACGCCGGCGATGTGCTCACGCCGCAGACGACGGTGGTCGTCGGCGGGACGCGCTGTGTGGTGCTCCAGGGCACGGTCGTGCTGTGGGTGCTGTACGACGACGACACGCAGGCGCACTGCCATGTGGACTATGTGACCACCGTGCGCGGCGTGCTGCTGCGCGCGCAGGCGGTGCCGTGTCAGACGTGCGAGGGCTAGCCCGCCGCCTCCCCTTCTCCCAGCGCCGCCTCCCACGCCGGCGGCCGCGCCGGCACCGCCAGACGGCATAGGCGGCGGCAAGCAGCGCGAGACACTCGTCGCGGACGTCGTCAGGCATGCGGCGCCTCCTCCTCTGTGTCCTCCCCGAGCGCCGCGTAGAACGCCTCCGGCAGCGTGCCGTAGACCGGCGGGTGGGCCTGGCTCCAGCCGGCGGTGCCAGGCTGGGGGCCAGGCTGGGGGCCAGGCTGGGGACCAGCCTCCGTGCCCCCGTCCTCCCGGACCTGCTGCACCAGCGCCTCGAAGCGCCCCAGCAGCGCCTGCAGCGCGTACTGCTCCGGCGACGGCGCCAGGAGGTGCACCTGGCAGGCCAGGCCGTCCACCAGCGTACACAACTCCTCGAACAGTGCCACCGTCGTCATGCCTCGTCCTCCTCCGGTCTCTCCAGCCCCGCCTTCCCCCGCCTCGCCACCTCCGCCTGCCACACGGCCGCGTCCACCTCCAGGCGTTGCGGACAGCCCTGCCACCCGCACACGACGTAGACGAGCAGGCCGTTCGCCGCCGCCGCCTCGGTGTGGGCCATGGAGAGCGGGTGGTGTTTGGCGTCGTGCGCCGCCGTGCTGCGGCTCTCGTGTCTCACAGGTCCAGTCCGAGGGCCCGCAGGTAGGCCAGGTAGTTGAGGCGCACGCCGTGCCGCATGCGCCAGATGGCATAGTCTGCGGCAAGCAGTCGCAGGCACTCCTCCTCGACCGCGCTCATGGCAGCGCCGCCACGCCGCAGCGCGTCCCGTACAGCACATCGTCCAGGGCACGGCGCTGGCACCTGCGGCACAGGTGCCCGCAAGGGTAGCCGTCCGCGTGACAGGCGGGCAGGGAGCCGAGCCAGGTCAGCGCGTCCTCCCAGAGCCGTCCGTGCCCGACGGCGGGCTGGCTGAAATAGGGGAGCGCGTCGATCCGGTAGACGCCAGGGAGGGCCACCCCTGCCTCCGCGGCGTCGAACACGACGAGCAGCACATGCTGCACGTCCTGGTGCTCGCTATCCTCGCACCAGGCGCAGTCGAACTCGTAGAACTCGCGCCAGCAGTCGTCGCACAGCTCGGCGTCACCTTCGCCGGGGCGTGGGGCGTCCTCTTCCTCCGCGCTCAGCGGTTCGCCACACGAGGTACACGTCACGACGATTGCGATGCTCTCAGACTCAGATGTGGTCTGGCTCACGCCTCCCTCCCTTCGTCCTCGCCCGCCACCACCGCCCGCAGATACCCCGGCAGCGCCCGCTCCCCTTCGCCCAGCAGCCGACGCCAGCGCCGTGTGACACTCGCCGGGGGCCGCAGCTCCGCGCCGGCGAGGTTGGCGGCGTGGCACGCCAGGCAGACCGCCTCGTCGTCGGTGTCGGCGCCGGGGCAGGGGGCGGCGCAGATGGTGCAGGTGGTCATGGTGGAGCGTCCTCCTTGTCGAACAAGGCGCCCTGCACGGGCCTGCTGGGGTGCGCCAGCGCGGCCTGCGCCGCCTCGCGTTTGCACTGCGTCAGCGTCTGCTGGATGGCGTCGAGCGCCTGCACCCATTCCGCCGGCGTGCCTTCCGCAAACCAGGTGCGGTACGTCTCGGCCGTCAGTCCAAGCCGGGTAGAGAGCCAGCAGCCA